CCGGCCCCTGGTGGAAGATGAGCGCAGCCGCGCCCGCCGCCTGCGCAACGCCCGGCGCAAGGGAACCCGCGTCGAGCCGCTCGGCGTGGATCAGGGCAAGGCGCTGATCTACTCGCGCCTGCGCCTGCTGCAACCCGGCGCCGGCTATATCCACTTCCCGCGTGAAGCGGCATTTGACGATGAGTATTTCAGCCAGTTAGCGGCCGAGAAACTCGTCACCAAGGTGCGCGGAACGCGCCCCTTTCAGGAATGGGTGCAAACAAGACCCCGCAACGAAGCACTCGACTGCCTGGTGTACGCCCTGGCCGCCATGCGGCTTTCTGGCGTGGATATGAGCCGGGTTGAATCCGCGCAGGAAAAGACAGAGGCGAAAACCAAACCCAAGACGAAGCAACGCAAACCCATCGCACCGGGAGGATGGAGCTTTGAAAGACGAGATTGAACCCGCGCCGCAACTGCTTGAGGATGTCACCAGCATCGTGCAGGAGGCATTCGGCTGGAGCGAGACCCTGGCCAGACCCTGGGCCGAGAAATTCTGCTGCGCCATGTCCAAGCGTTGTGGTGGACTCTACATCTACAAATCCGAGAGCAAAGAGGCGCGGGATTTCGTCATCCGGCAGGAGTATGACGGCAGCAACCGTGAGGAACTGATGCGCCGCTATGGTGTCAGCGCTACCACATTCTGGCGCATTGTCACCAGACGCCGTTAGCATTTCAGAATTCAACGCACTGAAACCCGGCAGAGATCATAGTCGGCGACTATGGCGCTCACAGAATCCGATCTCGACCCCCTGCTGTCGGCACTCGCCGCCGGTGAACTGTCCGTGCGCACCGCAGATGGGCGATCCGTCACCTACCGGAGCGTGGACGAACTGCTGCAGGCCATCAGCGCCGTGCGGGCAGAGATCGCCAGCACCTCCACAACGGCCAGGCGCTATCCCAGATACCAACTGGCCGATTTCTCGGACTGAACTATGCGAAATCCCATCGATGCACTGGTGTCATGGATTGATCCGGTAGCCGGCATCAGGCGTCAGCAGGCGCGTCGAGCCTTGGCCTACTACGAGGCGGCCAAACCATCGCGCACGCAGAAGAACCGCAGAGAGACCGGCAGCGGCAATGATGCGGTGCTGCGTGCCGGCGCCAGCCTGCGCCAACAGGCCCGCCATCTGGAGCAGAACTACGACCTGGCAAACGGTGTCCTGAATACCCTCATCGCTAACGTCATCGGCCCCAACGGCATCGGCATCGAACCCCAGCCGAGACTGCCGGACGGCAGCATCGACATCGAACTGGCGCGACAGATACAGCAACTCTGGCGCGACTGGTCACGCCGGCCGGAAGTCACCTGGATGCACGACTGGGCAAGCACCCAGCGACTGCTGGCCCGCGCTTGGCTGCGCGATGGCGAGGTATTCGCCCAGACCCTGATGGGCGAGTCGCGTGTGCTTCAGCACGGCACCCTCGTACCCCTGAGCATCGAAGTCATGGAGGCCGACTTTGTGCCGATGGATTTCAGCAGCACCTCGCCGAGAGTGGTGCAGGGCATAGAGATCAACACCTGGGGCCGGCCGGTAGCCTATCGCATCTACAAAAACGACCCGCAGGATGTCAGCGCATTGCGCAATCCCGGCGAACTCAAGCGCGTATCGGCTGACCGCATACTTCACCTGGCCAATCGTAATCGCGTCAGGCAACTGCGCGGCGTGTCCATCTTCGCCAACGTGCTGAACCGCTTTGATGACCTGAAAGATTACGAAGAGAGCGAGCGCATCGCCGCCAAGATCGCGGCATCGATGGCGGCCTACATCAAGAAAGGCACACCCGATCTCTACGACCCCAACGAAGATGATGACCCGAGAGGCATGCAGTTCGCACCGGGCATGATCTTCGATGATCTGCGCCCCGGCGAGGACATCGGCACCATCGACACCAACCGCCCCAATCCCCAGTTGGAGACCTACCGCTCGGGACAACTCAAGGCCATCGCTGCCGGCACCGGGCCGACCTACTCAAGCATTGCCAAGACCTATGATGGCACCTACAGCGCCCAGCGCCAGGAACTGGTGGAGGGCTGGAGCAGCTACGCCACCTTGGGCAACGAGTTCATATCGCGCATCATCCAGCCCGTCTACGGCAAATTCGTGGCGATGGCGCGGGCATCAGGCCTAATGGATGTCAGCCGCATCATCCCCGAGAGTCTGGACGATGCCATCTACATCAGCCCGCAAATGCCCTGGATCGACCCCAAGAAAGAAGCCGAGGCCTGGGCGATGCTGGAAGACCGCACATACATCAGCGGGCCGGAGATTATCCGCAAACGGGGCGGCAACCCCACCGACATCCTCGACCAGCAGGCCCGCTGGCTGAAAGAAAAGGCCGACAAAGACCTACCCGGCGCCGATGGTGTCACCCCCTCCGAGCGCGAAGAGCAAAAGCGCATCGAACAGGAACAGCGTGAGCGCGAGCGCGAGATGCAGGACGAGCGCCGCGATGATGAGCGCGAGATCGCCGATGCCCAGATACAGCGCATCCAGGCGCAGGCGGCGGCAGAGGCAGCACTGGTCATCTACCGGCAGGCAGAGTCCGACCTGAGCAAGACCCGCGAGGAACTGGCCAGCGCCGAATTCCGCAAGACCCAGGCCGAGGCCGAGGCCATCCAGGCGAACAAAGCCCTTGCAGAGATCAAGCAGCAGGCCGAGCGCGAATGGGCCGAACTGCGCAAGGAACTTGGCCAGGCCGAATCGGATTTGCGCATGGAAGCCATCAGCGCAGAGATCGAAGCGGCAGAGCGCGAAGTCGAGCGCAAGGACGATGCCTGGATCAAATCCGAGGAGCATCACGAACAACTGCGCCAGATCGATTTGGAAAAGCGCACCGCCGAGCGCGATGCCGCACTGGCAGAGATGCGCGAGAAACAAGCCAACGCCGAAGCGCAAGAGCAGGCGTTAAAGGCGTTGATGGATGAAATCGGCAGTCAGTAGCCTTAAAGACTTTTGCGCCCAGCGTGATCTTCTGCGCGGCATCGATGAGCAGCGCCGCATCCTAGCCGAGTCCATCGAAGTCGCCAAGGGCGATCCCGGCGTTGCGGGCGCAAAAGGTGAAAAGGGCGAGAAAGGCGACAAGGGCGACAAGCCCGCCCATCAGTGGAACGGCACCCAACTAAGGTTTGAAAAGCCGGACGGCACCTGGGGCCGCTTTGTAGACCTGCGCGGACCCAAAGGGCGCGGCGGTGGCGGTGGTGGTATCGCCACGGCTTTCGATCCCACCACGCTGCCCATCCTCGACACCGACCCACTCATCAGCGATTACCTGGTACTAGAGCGCGATGGCGTTGCCTACCGGGTCAGCATTCAGGCGCTGCAAACCCTGCTCGGCGGTGGCACTCAGCCAGGGCTTAACGATGTCACCGTCAACGGCGAGGCCGTGGTGGTGAATGGCAACACAGTACAGGCGACATAATGGCAATAGAGCATGAAGTAATCTCAACGGGAGAGATACACCAGCCGTGGAATTGGCGCTATGCGGATGCCGCAGCACGAACATCGGCGGTGATTACCGATGCCAACCAGGTCGGCAAGATCGCGCTACAGGAGTCCGACAACAGCATCTGGATACTCACCGGATCAAGCCCGGCCACTTGGGCGCAGTTGACCTACCCACAGAGCGACATCAGCATCACCGAATCGCAGATCAGCGATCTGCAAGCATACCTGACATCGGAGACCGACCCGGTATTCAGCGCATCTGAAGCAGCAAGTTTTGTCGCAGGCGACAAGTCCAAACTCGACGCCATCGAAGCCGGAGCCACAGCGGATCAGGTGTGGGGTGAGATCGGCGGGACACTGAGTAACCAGACTGATCTGCAAAACGCCCTCAATGCCAAACTAGATGATACGGATGTCGGTGTGATGGTGCAGGCCTATGATGCAGACATCCCCACCGTAGCTGCATCTCAAGCCGAGATGGAGGCAGGCACAGAGACCGCACTGCGCTCTATGAGTCCTACCAACATTAAACAAGCGATTGACAAATTCGGTGATAACGAAGAATGGTCCGCTTTATCTGGCACTACACCAAACATCACCGCAGGCAGTTACACCTGGACTTTGACCGGAAATAGTACCCCAACAGACGGCCTTGCCGATGGCGACCATTGCACCCTGATGATCGACGATGGCACCGCCTACACCATCAACTGGGGTTCTGTGGTGGACCAATGGGATGGCGGATCAGCACCAACGCTGCCAACAACCGGGTATATAGTGGTGGTGCTGTGGAAAGTAGGCACTACGGTTTACGCGGGCGCTAATTCTGGAATGTCTTGATGATTAGCCTATTTACAAGACTGAGGATTACCTTTGTTCAAAAGGAGGCCGGGTCTAGATACTGGAGGATACTTTCAACGGGTGAAACCTATTTCGGCAATTCATCTTATGAGCCATTTTTTCAGGCATCTGAGATACTTATGTTTGAGAGTCCAGATGCAACCGGGACAAATGTCTGTATCGGCGCAACTGCAATAGTCTCATCAACAGGTATTGGGAACGCATCTGCTGTTAATAATAATGTAACAGGTGATGTCGATGGGCTTTATTGGTCGTCTGGTTTGCCAGATACTCCGGCACCTTGGTGGGGGATTGATCTTGGCTCCGGAAATGCGGCGTATATCAGAAGTCTGGTTGTGTGGCCAAGGGTGGGATATGTTAACGGAGTACCTAGGACAGCTAAGTTACAGAAGTCAGACGATGGTGCCTCTTGGGTCGATGTAGGCGCTGAGTTTACACTCGGCATCAACACGACCACTTGGCAATCGTTTACTGTAACAAACATTACATAGGTGAAATAATGATTCGCATTGACCAGTCTACAGGCCTGCGCGCCACTCATACCCAGATAAGGATTTCTCTGCCTCATCTGTCATTTGCCGAAACATCCGATCTAACCGAGCAGGGTTATCCCTGGCTAGAGACCGTTGCTCAGCCGGAGCCGATTGACACTCAGCATATCGTTACTGCTGGCCCGGATGAGGAGTATTCCCAAGGCAAGTGGCGTCAAACGTGGGTGCAGGCCAAGAAGCCAGCACCACGATCCGTATCCATGCGCCAAGCTCGACTGGCACTGAGTCAGTCCGGCCTTCTGGCTACCGTCAACGCGGCGATGAGCGCAGCCTCTGAGGCCGATCAGATCGAGTGGGAATATGCCACCACCGTAGAACGCTATTCCCCTCTGGTGCTCAATATGGCCGCAGCACTGAGCCTGACCGAGACTCAACTTGACGATCTGTTCCGACTGGCGGGGACGTTGTGAGATACCTCGCCAATCTAGCTATAGCCTTTGATCAGTTGCTCCATGCGCTGATCGGGGGCCATGCCGATGAAACGCTGAGTGCAGCTTGCTGGAGACAGCGCAGCGAACCTCGCTGGCGTGTAGCTTATAGGCTACTCAACCTGATATTCTTTTGGCAGGACGATCACTGCCAAGAGAGTTATAATTCAGAGATGAATCGCAAACATTTGCCAGAGGAATATCATGGCCGGACAGCATGAAGTTTCATTGAGTAATCCCTGTACCACTTGCCCAGAGATCAAAATGATGGAGCGCGATCTCAGAGACATGAAAAACGCTCTTCAGTCCCACATGGACAAGGAGGAGAAAATGTACAAAGAGGTTCAGGCCGAACATACCGGCCATTGGACTGAGGTTCGCAAGCATCTGCATGAGCTTAGGGATAAGTTGAATCATATCCACTCGGAGGGCATTGTGGAAAGACACCAATGCAAAGAGGAGATTGAGCACGATGTGGATGATAAGGTGAAGCGCACCCACCAGCGCATTGATGAACTGAATAACAAGCTCGACTCCTTTATCACGCGCAAAGATTTTCATCTAGCGTTAGGTGCGGCCACTCTGGCTATATCCATTATGATCTGGTTGTCAGGAACATTCGCCACCAAGACAGTAGATGAGTCCCAGGCCAAGAGACTGGATAAGATCGAACAAATCTTAGTCGATGTGCACACAGGGAAGAAGCCATGAGTTTTTACAGAAACCTCGTTGGAGCAATGAGCGGCTTAGATAAAATCCCATCGCGGGATTTCACACGGCTAGAGGATCAGGGTAAGACTAACATCCAACGGTTCTTACGTCTTTGCGATAAGATTCGTAAGATGCGTATGGGGTATAGGCCATGAACTTCTACAAACCCAAGCGACACATAGACCGCGTGTTCATCCACTGTTCTGCGGCAAGCCGTCCGGATATTACGGTCGAGGACATCGACAGTTGGCACAAACAGCGCGGCTTTTCAGAGGTGGGGTATCATTATTTTATCCGCACAAACGGCACCCTGGAGCGCGGACGCAGCCTAGAGAAAACACCTGCTGCACAGAGGGGGCACAACTCTAACACCATAGCCATCTGCCTGAATGGGCTGCACTATCACGACTTTACTGATGAACAATTCGACACACTGATTGATCTGTGTCAGGAGATTAACGCAGCGATCCCTGGTGTCACCTTCCATGGACATCGGGAAGTCTCGTCAAAGGCGTGTCCAGTATTCAACTACCGTGAGGTTCTGAACCTATCCTCTACCGGAGTAATGCTAGGGATACAGGCCCAGGTCAAAGCCAATAAGGCCAAGGCGATAATCCTGATTTCAAAGCAAGTCGTGATGGCATACCAGCAAACCAAAGGGCTGACTGCCGATGGCATTGTCGGGCCGCGCACTTGGCAGGAGTTGACCAATGGATGAACACGACTATGAGAAAGAGTTTGTCGATGGCATCCTCCGCGATCCTTACCTCTGGATCGTCCTTGCTGGCGCGGTCGCCAGCGCTATTCTCCTGTGGTGGTACTGATGATCGATATTGGCATTGCAGAGTCTCTGGTTGATATAGGCAAAGCCGCTATCGAGCGCATCTGGCCTGACCCTGTAAAACGCGCAGAGGAGTTGCGCAAACTACAAGAGTTAGAGCAGGAGGGCGACATCGCCAAACTCAACGCTCATGTGAAGTTGATGTTGGGGCAACTAGAGATCAATAAAATTGAAGCCCAGAAGGATGGATTCTTCACCAAATGGCGGCCAGCGGTCGGCTGGCTGGGCGTAATGGGGTTGGGCTATCAGTTCATCATTTATCCATTGCTACAGTGGAATTGGTACGCACTGCAAGCTGCTGACCTTATCCCCAGAGAACTGACACCGCCCCCGGTGTTGGATATGGACGTACTCATCACCCTGCTGATGTCCATGCTCGGCGTAGGCGCGATGCGCAGCTTCGACAAACGCAACGGCACCCAGACGGATCGAATCTAGTTTCAAAATTCCACGCAGTGAAAATGCGCGACCAGTAGATTGGGTGCAATACCCCTCTCTGCGTGGATGCCGTGTCTCAAGCCTACCGATCAGCAAAAATCGCGGACTCACCCCTGGCGGCGAGGCGTTAGGCCGTGGCGATCTCCATCGGATACACCGGCACCGGCATCGTCGCCTATGCGGACGGACAGACCACCGACACAGGCGGTGGCTCCTGGGGTGAGTTGGGTGCCGGTACTGTAGCTGATAACCCAGATGTGTATTTGTATGGGTCTAATTCGTTCGGCTCTAAGTATGCGTCGAAAGCAGGGCGCACTTACTATCAAGACAACGGCACGATCAATCACTCCACCACGGGTGATTTGGTTTACATGCTGGTCAACATCCAGAGTAATGGCCCGTTTAAAACCTACAACACCGGCACGTTTAATGGTTCGTTCAACGCGATTATTGGTTCTAGCACCGCCAATTTAAGGCACTGGAATCTAGCATCGAAGGGAGCAAGTAACGGCTGGACTGGTGGTTGGAAGTGTTTTGTCATTGACCCGTCTATTACTACCGGCACTGAGGTAGAGGGTACACCAAGTCTAACAGCTACTAACACCTACGGGGTATGGATCGACACGGACGTATCGGTACGCGCAGACTCTATCTTCCAGAGCATGATCATCTCCGCTACCGGGGCAACGGTTACGGGATCGCCAACCACTACAGGCGAAGCATTCGACGAGCTGGCGACATGGTGTACGGACTACACTAACCGAGCCTTTGGACTGATTGAGATTCGTGGATCCACCTATTTCCAGAAGGGCGGCATCACTATAGGGGATGGTTCGACTGCGACTACGTTCTCTGCTACTGGAAACGTGGTCGAGTGTGAGGAGTCGTCATTCTACAATGGCAGCACCTGGGTATCCTCCTACCCATCCGATGCCAACCACATTACCACCACCGCCAATGCCAGTCTGGCGTTCAACAACGTCACCTACTCTGGCTACAGCGCGAACAAGCTAGGCATCGACACCAGCACGGGCAACGCCTCATCTATATCCGGCGGTACACTCAAGCTGCTCCGCGCCCTGAGTGTTAAGGCCAGTGACACCTTCGATGGTGTGGTGTTCTCACAGAATGATGCGCTGAACCTTGGCTCTGCGAGTTATGACAACTGCACTTTTTCACAGTGTGGAACGATCACTGTATCCAGCACCGCATCATTTGATGCGAACACGGTGCGCCCCGCATCCGGTACTACTGGGGCTATCACTAGCGAACTGGACTTGATCACCAACGGGCGCTTTGTATCTGGTGGTGCTGGTCATGCTGTAGAACTCACCTCAGTGGGTGACGGATCACAGATATGGGACTGCACCACTTCAGGTTATGACATAGGGTCAACCGGCTCACCTGTTACCCCAACCAACACAGGCGATGAAGATATTTATGTTAGCGCAACTACTGGAACTGTCACGATTAACGTGGCCGCTGGTGCTACCACTCCTAGCATCCGCAGTGCTGGTGCGACTGTTAATGTGGTGGCAGGGCAAGTCACTCTGACACTGACTGGCCTGATCGCTAACTCAGAGGTGCGGATTTACTCGCACGGAACTCAGACAGAACTGGATGGTGTGGAGAACTCAACAACATCATTCGGTTACACCTATACTTACGCAGCATCCACTTATGTTGATATTGTTGTCCATCATGTAGACTACAAGTATTACCGGGTGGATAACTACTTATTGGGCAGTGGAGACTCATCATTACCCATTGCACAAATCTTTGACCGCAACTATTCCAACCCGACTTAAGGAGCATCCCGATGGCCCTGATTAACGACCCTGACAATTTACGCCGCTCGACTCAGGCCGCTGGTGCGACTGAAGACGGCGAAATCTATATTGATACTTCTGCCAAGACCATTGAACTTATCTCCACCGATGACTGGGTAAGTTCCAACCTCGACCCCTCTGACGGTGTAACGCTGCAGGCTCTGTACTCTCGACTGAAAGAACTCTGGAAGTCTGAGTCCGACCTGATTCCATTTAAATTTCCTATGGAAGCGATTACGAGTGAGCAGTTCGAATTCTTGGATGGTTGGACTCTTAAAGACACCACTACTGCATCCCGCACTTACATTCGTAATGGTGGTTGGGCCGAGAAAGACACCGCTGGCACCGTGACCCGCGAGTACATGAGTGTTATCTCGTTGGGTAACATCGAAGCGACCCACACCGCATATTACTTCTGGGCTGGTGATGCCAGCAAAACGGACTTCACCTACTCTGGCCCTGTGAATCAGGCGGTACAGATTTACGGTGATGCAAGTAACGGCGATTTCAATAACAGAGCCACGGTATTTACCGTAGCTATCCGTGCTGGTACTACGGGCGCATCAGGCTCCGTTGTTGGTTATACATTCGACCAAGCCACCACAACTGATATCGGTGCTAGTTCAGTAACCTATCAGGCTTACCGCTTCCCTCTGTCGGAAGCAGTTGACCTCAACCTGAGCTTGACGGATGCCGAGATTACCTCGCTGATCTCCAGCAAGAGTCTGACGATCACTTGGTACGGCTCGAACCAGTCCTCTGATAGCTTCCTGCCCTTCGACCTCGCTGGCGGGCCTTTCAATTTCCGCGTCATTGTTAATGGCGATGGCACGGTAACAACCACCGAGTTTTATAACTTCGTACAGTATCAACTTCGTCAAGACGCAGACATTGATGCTGGTGCGGGTAGTGAGAACGGCTACCTCACCGATGCCTTGGTTGTGTTTGTTGGTTCCAACCTCCAGACCTACGCCATCAACGGCGGGACTTGGGGTGTGGCAATCGATGGTTTCGACACCAACTACACCAATGACATTAGTATGAGGGATAACACGGATACCCTCCGATCCTTCCCCTACGTTGCCGCTGGGTCTTTGACCTTCAATACAAACTTGATTGAAGACGCCGCTGCCAAGTATTGGGTCTTTTTCACCAATGATGATGCGGGTAACAACGCGGGTGCTGACTTCGGTACTTCCAATGCCATCATTGTGGAAGACAACAGCAGCACTCAGATCACGGGTGACCTCCACTACATCCAGGCAACCGCTGCCACCGGATCGTCAACTGGTACTTCTGACGGGTCGGCCTCTGCAGCAGGAAGCACCATGACTGTCACCTCTGCTGGGTGGACGGTTAACGACTTCCAAGGAAAGGTGCTGGTGGTTACTTCTGGCAGCAACGCCGGGTATTACTGGATCGCCAGCAACACTGCAGACACCATCACGATCACCACCGCATTTGAGGCTACTGATGCTGCAATGTCTTGGGTGGTGCGTAACAAAAATACTGCTGGTTCAATTGGTTGGGACTACGATTACACCAACAATGTGCAGCGTGGTGCGGGGTCTTCTGGAACCGATGCTCCTATCACAGCGGTAGCTCTTGGGTTGAACAATGCTCAGTATGTTCTTACCACCAGCACCATCGCACAGGCGACAGGGCAGAATGTATCCCTAGTCGCCGCCCTCGAAAGGAACTTTAGTGACCCTGTGTGATAGCATAACTAGCTAAGGGGCTTCGGCCCCTTTTACCTACAAGGTAGAAAAATATGAGCTTGATTCCAGACAACATGGGTGCCGCGTCCAACTTCCGACTGCCGCCCGACTCCAATGGCAAACGGATGAATACTCTACGTCATTGGCACGTTGAGTACGTCAACGGTACACACCAGCCCCTAGCGGGGGATGTCATCACTGGCAACACCAGTGGATTTATAGGCACGGTGACGAGTATCCACAGCAACAACACCTCGACAACTGGGGAGGTAGTCATCGTTCCGTTGGATCAGAACGCAGGGTCTAACCCCTCTACAGGTGAGGACTTGTTCTATAATGGTGGAAAAATCGCTGAGGCTGGTGAGTGGTATGCTGTACACGCCCAAGCCAATATGATCGTTGGTGGCAATGATCCACACTCACCCCTGTTCGTTGACAAGACTGGTTCTGCCTATGTTCGATTTGCTGAGGGCGATCAGCAGATGGATGGATTTGGCCTAACCAGAAACTCTACACCTACTCAGATAGCTGACTACTCACATAGATATTCAAAGGGCGATTCTATCTGGAGTGAGTCTAGTAGCGGCACAGCCAGCGCATCACATTTGCCCAATGAGTCCGCGATTGCTATGGACGTTGACACGGCATCTGGGGATCGCATTACCCGCACCACGAACAAGTACCATCTCTATCAGGCAGGCATGAGCCAGTTGATTATCCTGACTATCGCATCGGGGGATATTGGCAAGGATGGCGTGACACGCCGATGGGGCTACTATGATGACGAGAACGGCGTGTATTTTGAGCTTGCTGGTACTGATCTGCGCGTGGGACTACGCTCTAATACAACTGGTACTCCCGTTGATACGGTAATCTCTCAAGCCGACTGGAACGGCGATAAGGTCGATGGGTCACTTGGCCTGTCTAACCTCTCGGGCATGGATATTGATGTTTCTAAACTCAATGTCTACTGGATTGATTTACAGTGGCTGGGCGGTGGACGAGTGCGCTTTGGTGTACTTAGTCCTAATGGCAACCGTGTTACTTGTCACGAAATCAAGAACGCTAATGCCAATACCGGGCCTTATATGACTACGGCTACCTTGCCAGTCAGAACGGAGATTCTCAATACAGGGGCTACAGGCTCACCAAGTAGACTGAAATACGTCTGTGGTACGGTACATACTGAGGGAAATCTTGTTCCTGATCGCAAGAAGAAGACGAACAAGTACGACACGGAAGTAGTCAAGACCTCGGTGACTACAGAAGTTCCGCTAATCAGCTTCCGTTCAAAGGCGCTGATTAACGGCCTGGCCAATCGTAAAGTCACTATTCCCGAGTTGTTATCAAGCTACGTCAAGACTAACCCTGTGCGGGTCAGACTCTATAAGTCACCTACACTGACCGGAGCCAATTGGACGGATCACGCCTATGGGGGTGTTCAATACGATACCACTGCATCAGCAGCTTCAGGTGGACAGCAACTACTGTCTTGGGTATTTGATCCCGGCTGTTATAACACAGACTTTCCCAGCAACTTTGGCTATCAAGGCCAGAACCTTGTGCTGGATGCTGATGGCACTCAGGGGTTGTGGTACACCCTGACTGTAGAATCTCTGGAGGCTGGCGGTAGCGATATTGATCTTTCAATCTCTTTAATTGATATGGGTGGATAATGCTCTACGCTGCGTTTACAGGGTATTGGGAAGCAAGTCACCGGGTACAATTTCTCGGTGAGGAGCGGATCATCCTTGTCCCAGATACGGTAGGTACTTTAGACATCAAGAGCGATGTTTACTCCTCATGGAAGGAGTGGCTTACCGTACAGGGGAACGCCCGATACCCGGCAGCACTCAGAACCATCGGCGGCGATACGACCGGGCCGGGGCAACGGGCTGGTGACTTGTACTTCTGTATCAATGGCTGGCGTGTGGCGATTGAC